ATAATGTCTGGGCTTCCTCGCACCAAGCTACGTTATAACCTTCCAGAGATTTTATGCTTTCCGCTGTATGATCTTGCATACCAACAAAACCAATTAATCCGTTGCCGGGCGTTTTTATTTGCGTTGCTTGAACATCAAATCGACTGCCCAAACCAAGCCGTTCAATCGTATCAGCTATGAGTCTCAAGGCACTTTCTTTAAGCGACTTCTGAACTTCTCGAACACACACTGCACGAAAGCCTTTTTCTTTTGCCGCCCTTATAACCAACATGGTTGCAAAGTTATGAGACTTGCCAGAACCTCGACCACCCCAAGAACCTTTGTATCTACCCTTCTTTTCCCATAATGGTTTAAAAACATCAGGAACAATAAACTCAGTCATTCAAATTTAATCTGTATGTCTATTGCGTGATCCACCTCACCAGAAAGCTCCACGCTAGATAAATCTGGAAGCGTTTTCTTTAACAATCCAAGGGCCACAGTAATTTGATCTCTGCTCATTTGAACTGGCTTGCCCGACTGTGGGTCAGGATCATTATTTGCAAACATATTCAATCTATTAACCAACTGACTAGTCTTTATTTTATCTCTAGTATGTGCGTCATGTTTTGGGTTTAATCTTCGTGCCATCAGCTTCTCCCTACAAAGACTGTTTCTGCAAACAAGTCATTGTCAAAGAGACCCCAAACGCAATTATCTTTTCCTGTCGTATTGCCAAACCACTTCACTCGACCAATACTGATAATTTTTTTACAGCTTACCATGAAAGGTATTGCTTGCTTGGTGTGCATCCAATCGGCATCGAATAAAAGCCACGTTGGTTTTCTCACCCGAAAGAAATCAATTAAAGGATGTAATATATTTCGATCCCAAGGAGGGTTTGTTATTACATATTCTGATTTTATATTTCTGACTTCAGTAAAATCTTTTTTTATTATTCCTTCATGTTGCGGTTCGATGTCACTTGCCCACAAACAATTCCCACCATAATATTCAAGATGGCTGCACAACGCTCCATTACCAGCGCAAGGTTCCGCAAAAGTAAAATCTTGTGATAAATGTTTTATAAGCGGTTCAACTGCCTCTATCGGTGTTGAATAAAAATCTCTTTCTTTTCTTTTGAAATTTGATCGTTTGCCCATGTGAGAAGCCTTTCATTAAGGATGTTCTCTAGTGTACTGTGTTAAAAAGTTCGTCTTGCATTTCGGCATAGCTTACAAGCATCACACCTAATTTTGCTAAGACCTCGCTGATCTCTTCGATGTTATAATTCTCATCGATAAGTTGTGAGAAAATATCTGACGCTACTTCGTCACCGTTCTCTAAAACTTCTTCGATTTTTATAATTTCGTCCATGCTCACCTCAATCAATAGCCTCTCGCCTAAATCTCTAGTTTTAAATATTTCTGTTACCGATAGATTTTGCGTAGGCTAAAAGTAAAAAACCCCACTTTTCAGCGAGGCTTTAATTCCAAATTCTAGGCATAGGTGTTGCGATGCGTTAATTATCGTTCTTTTGAATTTTATTCGCAATACTTAAATGAACTTTTTTTATCTTTTTTCTTGACCATTACCTGTTAATGATTATAATCAAAGGCAAGACAACGAAACAACTTGGAGATAAAAAAATGAAAGATTATTTTGTAGAAGTTATCAATTTAAGAATTTGCCAGCATGAGCAAGCAGGAGATTGTTACGAGGCTATTACTGAAGATGGGCCAGTAATTTGTAATCCTGATCGCGGTTTTTGCATAATAGCTGAAGAAAAAAATGGCGCACGTTGGATACACCGTCATCTTTTTGAAGATAATGATATTGGTTCAGCAAAAGCCGATCATTTGGTTAAACGAATTGAAGACGCAAAAGGTAAAATAAATGCCATACATTGGGGTAGTTATTATCCTGCATATGGCTCTTCAGCTTGGGCAGAAGAAGAAGAAAAAGAGTGGGAGCTAGATCAAACAGACCCAGATAGACATCAGAATATATATCAATCTCATTATTAACATACTCCACATATCCCACCAGCCACCGGCTATTAAATTAGCGGTGGTTTTCTGGGTAGAAACAACAACCAACTAGGAGATAAAAAATGATTACCAGATACAAAGTTGAAGAAAAAACCACAGTACCAAGCAACCCAAACGATGAAGCGACAGTTTATTTTTCAAATCTTTTTAATACCGTAGGGGAAGCAGAAGCATATATTGAAAAGCGAAAAACCCCTCATCCAGAGATTGTTCGTGAGTATCAAATAATTGATGTTATTTGTAATTACGCAAATAACAGCGGTTATAGCGATATGCACCCATATGAAATTGTTTCAGTTATTTCTGATAAAACAATAGAAATAAGAGAAATGGACTCTGAAGAATTACCTTGGAAACGTGATTTTCACGAAGGTGGTTTTTTTGGACATACAGCTAATCAAGACAAACAAAAATGGTATATTAAATCCAACGAAAAAAACCAAACTTTCAAAGCTCGTTTACGAAAAGACGGTTACTTCCACTCAAATATGGGCAAGCACTATATTGAAGCAGAGCCTCGCAGATTTCACGACTATAATTTTTAATTACATATAGGGGTGAGATTAATTTCTCACCCTTTTTTATAACAAAGATAATATTGCAATAATAATATCGATCATTTTATTTTCCTAATAAAGTTGAAGTGATTTCTTAAACATCTCAAAGTCAATTTTCTCGCCATCCATAATGCACCGCATGATGCTACAAAAATTTTTATACCCAAATCTTCTGACAACCTTGTTCGACCATTCCCGATATAATTTGCCCTCTTTTGGCTCTGGATTATTTGTAGAGCCAGCCCGACCCGTTGAGCTATAATCTTTAACTTTGTAATCTATATTACCAGAAGTGACTTTTTTCCCTACTCTTATTTTAATAACAATCTCTTCTAACACAGCATTTAATTTTCCAGCCGCTGCCCAAATTAAAATCGGGTCTGGATGTTTACGAGCATGATCTAAAGTCTCTGGCGTAGTAAAGCCATGATTTTTCTCCGACTGCTCCGACTTGTCTTCATCCACTATATTTACTCTTTTTCCCAAATTTTTAATTGATGTTTACTCACAGTGTTTTTATGCTCGTCTTTCTCAAACGGACATCCTTCAATGTTGCACGGCATAGTGTGATCTTCGGGCATTGGGGTTTGATGCCTGCCAATTAATGAAATCTGGCAATGATCGCAAATGCCCACGACTTTTAAATTTCTCGCTTTCCGTCTCAGCACATCTAAATTGCCTTCATCAACAGCTTTTAAAACTTGCTTAACGTAATAAATAATTGCTCTGGGATTATTAATTCCAGACATTCGTTGCATGAAATGTTTCACTGCCAAACGATCTTTTTTCAATCTCGTCTTCAAAAGATAATTTTCTTCTCGCAATTCTTTACTTATTTTTTCACTTAACTCAATTCTACTCACGAAACCTTCCTTGCCAATTTCTCAAAATTAATATTGCCCTTGCTTTGCCGTAAAAGATTATTGTTTTTCCACTCAGCAATTTTCTCGCTAGGAATCGTGATATCTAATTCCGCATCAGGATTTTCTCGTAATATTTTCACAGCTTGCCCAATCAAATATTTTCGAGCGTCTACAAAAAAGCCTTCCCTGTATGCCCGTAAGTTTTGATCAAGTTTTTCGTTAGCGTAATCGTGCGCTCGATTGGTTCGTTTGACCGCCCTCATTTCATCGCTGTCAGTTTCTATCGGCTGGTCATACCCCCCTAGCTTTTTACAGGCGGTAATAAACTCACCACTAGAAGGCCAGTTTTTATATTTGTGATTTTTCCTTACCGTGTGAAACGCTTGCTTTAAAATCTCTTCGGAGAAATTTTTAAGGTCATCAACGTAATCTCCGATTATTATTTCAAGATTCCCATCTGGTGCTTTCCATCCCCTCTCTTGCATTGGAGCAATGATGCACTTTTTTACTTTTGATTTAACTTCTAAACTGTATAAACTGGACATGATTTTCCTTAACTAAAATAATTGTTGTTGCGAGCTTTTTACTAAATTGTATTTTGGGTTATATGATTTCTTATTTGTGCCGATGTATTCATGCGAATAACAAATCCTATTTCTTTCCAACGGGATATGTGCGTATCCTTTTTTTACATATTCGCCTTTTGTTGACTTACTTCTGTCTTTTAAATTTGTAGCTGTTGCCCTCCACAAATCACTTTTTTCGCGGTAAAACCCCATTCGAACATGGGATGTTTTGGAAAAATATCTTATTTGCTTTTCTAAATGAATATCTGCAACCATATCTGAAAAACGAGTTCCAATTCCAAGACCTTGGAAATCTGGTAGAACAACAGTTCGACATTCTCGCCATTTTTTTCTTACATCGCCTTCATACAATGGAGGAGTTTTTCCGGGAAGTGGCGTACTTGAACTAAAACCAATTATTTTATTTTCCCAAACGGCTAAAAAACATTCAACGGCAAACGGTAAATCTTCATTCAAATAGTGATGTTTTTTAAATACGTCCCAGTAGCTCCTATCCCCTTTAATAACTTTAATTTCGATGCTTGGCCTAAGAGACCTCCTTGACGCAAATTTTTTTGCATCCGTGTCAAATACCCATGAGGGCTGTAACCAATCCAATATGTCTTCGTGGCAAGTTGCCAAAACTACATTTGTTATTTTTTTTCTTTTTATATATTTGGATAATGAAAATGAACAAGATTTTGCAACGTCTCTATTTACTACTGAGGTAAATTCATCGATTACGATATTGCTTCTCAATCTCCTTGCTAAATCACAACGGAAACCTTCCCCGTTTGATAAAACGTGCCTTGGTTTACTCCAAGTTGGTACAGTATTTAATCCAACTGCCGTTAATCTCTCAATCGCGTCCTCAACATTTTCAAAATGAGATGCTACGCTTTTATTTTTATTCCAAATTAAATTCTCCTCATCACCAAATTGTTTTAACAACGAGGTTTTCCCACTGCCACTAGAACCAAAAATAACGCCTATCTCAAAATCATTTTTAATCTCTGGCAAATGTGGAACTTCAAAAACTGATCTACCGTCAAATCTAAAATCAAATTTTTTAAAAATATCATTATCAATTTCTGTCACAAGAACATTGCTTGATAAAATATTGTTGGGGGCTTTCAATAATGTAAATTGCTCATCCATCAAATCGCCTCCAGTATTTTATTGACCTCATCAGAGCGGTCAGGTTTTTCTTTAGAAAATTTAATTGCGTTGTTTAGCCAAGTTGCCCCAAAGGACATTCTGGGAGCTTTTACCGCAGAGCCTTTTTCCAAGTGGTAGGCTTTCCACAAATCAAATTCAGTAGGGATGTTTAAAGAGGGAAATTTTTTTGATAATTCAGTGTTCCACTTTTCTGGTAAAACCAAATCTTCAGAGAAAATTATTTTTTGCTTAATCTTCTCTTCTCTTCTCTTTTCTATATTCTCTTTCTCTTCTCTTCTCTTCTCTATGTCATCAACTTGATATCCTTCTGATATCATCTTGTTATCATCCTTAATTATCCAATGATTTAAATGGCTTATAGATTTTTCAATAACTTTGATATCTTTACGTAATCGAAATGATATAGTTTTGATATCAGGGAGATATCCATCTGTCTCAGAACCTAGCAACCATAATTCTACAAGTATTTTTGCATCGATTGGCTCTAAGTTTGCCCACTCAATATCATTTAATAAATTGCGATAGACTTTGATCCAAATTGGGCTTCTATCTTTGAAATGTTGGAAGTCATTCCAGTTTTTAATTTTATACATTTTGTTGATCCTTTTTTTGCGCCAAATAGCTTGCCTCGCTTTTTTGTTGGCATGTTGAACAAATATCGGTTCCTCCGATAAATGTAATTTTTTCTCCGATGACATCTTCAATTTCTTTGTTGATAATTTTAATTTTATTTCTAACCACAAACCCTTCCCCTCGACATTCGTGGCATCTCATTTTTTTATAAGCTCTAAAAATATTTGTTCTGGGAGAATGAAAAACGGGTCTTGCCTGTCCTCTTTAATCACAAGAAAATCATTGTCCCCCAGTGCGTCTCGCCAAAATTTCGGGATAGCTTTTCTAGCTTTCACCTCTCCGCAATAAGGGGCTGGCCTGCCAGCTACATAAACGTCAACGTCATGTGATTTTATTGCCCCAAATTGCCCTCGCCTTGCATCGATACGTTCAGCCTTGTTTCCATTGTCTTTGAAACGCTGGACAACCTCACGCTCAACGCGGGAACCTTTAATTTTTGCAGATCGACCACCCATCAAGCGTATACATCTACGCCAGTGGTTTTCTTCGGAGCAACTTCTGTCGGCTCGTCTTTTAACGGTCTTGTTCTAAAAAACCCTTCGTACTCTGGGTAGTCTTTCATAAACTTACGAGAGTAATATCCTATCTTGTCGTTAGATATTTTGAAGTCCCCAGCGTCAGTTACAACTGAGGTTTCCCATCGAATACGATTTATAATAAACCAAGCTGACAATTTTTGGTGACCACGCTCAATTGCTTCAAATGTGAAACGCTTGAACAGATTGTAGACATCAGGGTGTCTCCCGTGCCACTCAATAAATTTTTGATAATTAGTTGGTTTAAAATCAATTTCAAAATTAAAATCTGTTTGCATCGTTTTCTCCTAATTTGACAAGTTGATCTAAGTCGTGGTTTAATATACTAGCTGTAACTTTTATAACCAGTTTAACTAGATTAAACTAATAACAAGTAATTTGTCAACTAAAAGGAAAAAATGATGAATAACGTAAGAAAATTTAAGGACTATAAAAAACAACCAGCTAAAAAAAGTTATAAAAATAATTTTGAAACAAAACATCCAGATTTAGCAGAGTGGATGTCAACAAAAGGTGATGGGCCTTTTTTTCGTTACTGTCAGATGTTAGCTAAAAGTATTGAAAAATTAAATCGACTCGAAACAATGTCACCGTGCGACAGATATTTTCACTCAACAAAAAATCGCAGACTGGTTGGAGGCGTTCTTAATGCAAATTTCTGGAAAGCAATTGCAGAGGGAAACGTTTCAGTCGGAACGAGTTTTTCTGAATTTACAACTATTGGCGATTTTAAAACAATTAAAACAATTTTAGATGAGTGCGTTAGCGCTGGTTTTATCTACAAAGAAAAACCTTCGAAACACGCGAAACATTGGAATGCTAAATTTGTTTATTTTCCGACACCAGTTATGATTGAATCTTGGATGAAAATTGCGGAACAAAAAATTAATTCTTTGCACGAAATAAACATTTCGCAAATAATGGCTGAGATTAATGATTGGGACAATAAAAATACAAACACTATTTTGGACAATCACTTTTATCATGCGCAATTTTGTAATTTGCTTGAGACCGAAATTGCCAATATGGACGAATAGGGAATAGGCGCATATGGAAAAGTTCCATATGGAAAAGTTCCCATAGACACGATTAAGAAATCTTAATATTTTATTAACTTGAACGAAAACAAAAACTGAGTTAATGAAATATGTTACAGATACTAGATAAATATCAACCAAGCGATACAGGGTACTACCCTAATGATAATATGCCAATAGAACGAAGACCTAAAGATTATGTCGAGGCGGCTGGCAAGAGATTGCGACAAGCACGACTTGCGCTTGGATTTTCGCAAAAAGATTTTTGTCAGTTATTAGATGTCAAAACTGGAATTTATAGCGCATGGGAAAATGGTAATTATTTAATTGATCCATTTATTGCGACAAAAATATCAAATGATTTTAACATTCCTATGGATTTTATTTATGGTGGAAAGAAAGATAATTTGCCTACAAAGCTAAGAGACTATTTATTTAATTAATTAGTTTTTTCTAGTAATAGTTGACATATCCAGCTAAACTGGTTTAAACTCCTTATATCAACAGATAATAGGAGTTTTTTTTATGAGACAATTACAAGCAAAAGAAGTTATAGATTTAATTGATGAGGCTTATCAATTAATCGATCAAGCTGAGTCAAAGTTTAAATCAGCCGAATTTCGTGGCGCAGATGTTGATTTGTCGGAAAATCAATTTCAAGAACTTTACTTAACAATGAAAAGCATCATTCAAGATGCTAACGAAGTCCTCGAAGAAGCCGAGGCCGCGTAAAATGAGAAAAATATTACGCGAAACAAACTCACTAGAATTTGTCAAAGACTTCTGCGCCCTAGCCTCGATTTTTGGGGCTGGGGTCATTTGGCTATTTGTGGGCGAGGCTTTACTACCATGACCGCAAATCAAATCGAGCGAATTTTAATTATCAACCAAAAAAAATATCTAAAACTTTTAAAGGAACAAAAAAATGGCACAAGCAAAGAAAAAAATTGAACACAACACACCATCTGGCTCCATTGAACTTGAAATTGTCGAAGCTGTTGCTGAGACAAATGATAATCAACCTGATGTTAGGAATATTTATCAACGACTAGCTAAAGCAATGGGAAGCGTTGATTACATACAAAAAGATAAACCAAGTGGTTTAAAATATTCGGTAGTATCTCACGATGCTGTAACCGCTAAAGTTCGCCCAGCTTTGCTTGAGCAAGGCATTGTTTACCATCCATTAAATTTAACTTACAGCCAGCACGGCAATAGAACAGATTGCTCAATAGATATTAAGTTTATTAATATTGACAACCCAGACGATAATATTGTTGTTCCCACTTTTGGCTACGGAATAGACAACCAAGACAAAGGGCCGGGCAAGGCAATTTCTTATGCGGTGAAGTATGCTCTTTTAAAAACACTGGGCTTGGAAACTGGAGACGATCCCGATCTTGACCAAGATGTAGTTCACCAAATAAGTGAACAAGATATATCTACTCTAAAGCAACTTATTTCTGACGCTGGCAAAGATGAAGTTAAATTCTGCGAACATTACAAGATTGATAAACTTTCTGACCTTCCCCCTTCAGACCTTGAAAACGCAACTAGCCTTTTAAATAAAGCGGTGTCGATATTAAGCAAAGAGGAGAAGGCCAATGGCTGAGTTAGTGCAAGGAACAGACGCTTGGTTTGAGGCTCGTTGCGGTAAAGTCACAGCGTCCCGATTAATGGATGTTACTGCTCAAACTAAAAGTGGTTGGGGTGCTGGCAGAAAAAACTATATGGCTCAACTAATTGCTGAACGCCTAACAGGGCAAGTTGCCGACAGTTTTTCTAATATGGCAATGCAATGGGGAACTGATACTGAGCCAAAGGCCAGATCAACATACGAATTTATCAACAATGTTGAAATAACGCTCTATGGCTTTGTTGACCACCCAACTATTAAAATGTCAGGAGCCTCTCCAGATGGAGGGTGTCCTGACAACGGTGGCATTGAGATTAAATGTCCAAATACAGCAACTCATATTGAGTACCTTGAAGCTGGAACTGTTCCCAAGAAATACATTAAACAAATGGATTGGCAAATGGCCTGCACTGGCTGGGATTGGATTGACTTCGTGTCGTTCGATCCTCGCTTACCAACCGACTATCAAATATTAGTTGTTAAACATCAGCGCGATAACGAGGCCATTAAAGAGCTTGAGCTAATGGTTCAAGATTTTTTGAAAGAGC